CATAAAGTCACATTCAAATGATGATAGTACAAAGACCAAACGAGAGGTCAGACCAAGAGTAAGAGCCCCAAAGGGAATACTCTGAAAACTGACATGAGAGGTATATACAATCAAACATAAGAATGGGTAGTTTCCACAATTTGTAAAATAATTCGGGAATACCAGGCCAATAGGATTCGATCTCACTGTCAAAGAGATCTTATCTGCATAGCCAATATTCACGTTCCGGGTTCCTTGTACCAAGAGAAAGGCCTCCTCAGGCCCATATGGGATTCTAGTCCCAACTCTACACATAACTCGAACGTAACCACAAGGGAGTGACGAAAGTACTGTACTTAAAATGATGTCAAATATTTCATATCGAACACTAAGTCTCAGCCCCCCTATCTAGGGTAGTCCAATCAAGAGTTAAGGGTATATCTCTGAGGTTACAAGACCTCGGAAGTTGCCCACCATTACTGGACAAACTGTGGAAAGGTAAAAGCTTCGGCACCGCGAACTTGAATCCTTCGCGGGTGCTCCAAAAGCTCATTCAACAAATCAAGTGAAATCGGGGACAAGGAAGAACGCATTGCCTTCTTCCTTACCTCGATGATCTTCTTCTGCCAACGCACATATGCGTCCTTCTTTTCTCCAAACTCACCTACCCCTCGGATCCAATAAAGGGGGGCCAGGCTGGGGAAGCTTTCAATACTTTCCCCTTCAGCCACCCATTCACATGGGAGACGGAGTTTACGGATCATGCGATTTTGAACTTCAATCGCATACTTTAAATAACTTGCCGATTCCATCTCGGAACCAAGGAAATGGATATCAGAAAACTTATCAGCATCTAGGCACAATAAATAAGCAGCCATCTTTCGAGACTGCTCACTTACGGTGTAACCCTCGGGAAGAGGGATACCTAGACCTCCCAGGTTCTTGGGGAGAAACCAATCAACACCACTCGGAACAGACCTAAGAATAGGCATATTCCGTTTAATGTAATTATTGATAAGATTCGATCGAACCGGTTCCTTGAAAGAGGAAACCAGTTTGGCACAGTTAGATCCAATATTAGAAGGACCGCGAGCATTAATAATCGACTCAGCATCAGGACCAGACTCTTGGGATTTGGATCTCCCACAAAGGAGCCCCATATTAACATAGGGACAAAAGTCAACCCGGTAGGTAATCGGACTGACATTGTAGTCTGGATCGTGATCGCCAGCACACCAAGACCTTCCAACCTCAACAAGTGAGGTGGAACGGCGGTGCAGCTGACAGCTGCAATCTCCAAGGAGATCGCAAGCCTCACGTCGAATGCGCTCAAATGGACGTTCCTCAAGTCCTCGTCGGGCTTTGAATAATGCCGAGTTAATCATAAAAAAATGATCACTCGTATAATTCTTGCCCAGGCTGAACTTGAGACCAACGGCGGCCGTCAACCGCTTCCATAAAGCATAATGCTCGTCTGAATCCGCATGGAATAAGACGTCATCTCCATTGATCCTAATAGGCAGCTCGTTAAGCTTATAACGTTTACCGCGATACAACTCGTAAGAGTACCGGGTAATTGCTGCATTGATCAAACAGAGGTACGGGAAAGAAAGTGGGTTACCCATCAGTTGTCCCCAACGTTGTTTTACCAACGGGGAAACAGGACCGGGAATAATCTCCGAATAATCCATCAAGTGAGCAGTCAAAGTCTCACCGAGGACAATTCCATCTTCTTCAGGGAAGTTTAACGCCTTCCAAACAGAATGATGTGCCTGCATTGTAGCATCAGGCCAGAGATTATCAGTTGCACTCTCATAGTCACCACTAACCCAGTAACCAGCTTCAGAATACATATGGCTATCTACAAATAGTCTCATGTTCTTTTCTGAAACATCTTCATGAGTCCACTGGAAGGTTTCGTGTCTTCCTAAGACATCATGAATTGGTTTCTGGTACATCCTCGCAAGTATATACTTAAAAGGAGGACCGGTGGTGATAATTCGAACCTTAAAAGGTTCGAGGAGAGCGATCGGCTTGCAAACGTTATGTTCATTAGTCGCAAGTGATCTCAACTTCCGTAACCAGGTCGATTCATCGACCGTCTTTCCACGCATTTCAAAGACACGACCTGCACGCTCATACATCTTCAGGAGTTGGTCATCAGCTAACTGATAACTAGTTCCACCTTCATCCTTGATAATCTCATCTCTGAGAGCTCCAAGGGCCCCCCCGACTTTACGGGTAAAACCGTAATGAGAGGAGGATGAAGGATGACGAAAGCGTACCGATCGTTTGAGAATGGGCTTACTAAGATTTAATTCAGGAGTAAAATAGTTATAATAACTCCGATCTGGATTAATCTTGTAAACCTCCTCTACCGTTCTCTCTATCTCATAGAGCAGGGGCTGAGGATCTTCTTTGAAATCATCATGCGGATCACATAATATGCTCATGTGTTTATGTATAGCTTGTAGACGAGTTGTCTCAGAAGCGGGTGGTGAACCCTTCTTCAATTGTAGGATTGACATCCGAAAAGACAACGACTCTACACAGTAGCTCAAAGATCGAAATCGCATAAAGCGACCCAGACTTCCACCAATGAAATTGTGGAAGTTGGAGACCCGATATGAACTACAAACAAGAGGAAACTTAGGCAACTCTAGTTGATTACTAGTTTTCGCAAAAAAGTACGAAGTATAAAACTTCAGATACTTTTCGCCTAAGTCAGCAAGGTACCAAAGGGTACAGCGGGATAAAAAGAAATCCCGATGAGCTGTACCTGGC